CCATCAATACTAGCTGCTGGCATACGACCACCACTTGAAGCGTAGTCTGGGATAGGTCCGCCTTGCTCTCTTTGTATAGCACGACCTTCATCGTTCATTTTGTCTATCATAGGTTGGTATAGACGAGAAGCTTCAGCATTGACAACGTTCTCTCCAGGAGTTAGCCATGCAGGTACTGTATCAGTTCCCTTTGGACCTCCAGGATGCTGCTCTTTAGTATGTTGAGTTGAAAACTTACCTGTGGTACTAGTCTGAGAACCTTTAGGTGCAACTAATCCTGTAAATGAATTAATATAACCTTCTGTCTCTGGCTTAGGCACTTCATTTATAGGAGGTATATCGAACTCATACGACATCATATTACCATAACGGTCTTTCTGTGTATACTTCTTTAACTGCATTAGTTATCTCCTATCTCATATTCTTTTTCATCATGTCTTGATACATACCTAGAACACCCATACCTAGAGGACCACCGCCAAATTTATATTCTGCTGGTCTTGGAGTAGGTGTAGCTACTGTATCAAGTATTGGGTCATAGCCCTCATAAATCATTGCTGCATCATAAGGGTTGTTGTGTAAATACATTTTCTCAGGGCTAGGTCTTGGTGTAGGCATAGCCATAAGGGGATCTGGGCTTATCATTGGCATAGCTTCTTGAGCTATTTCAGTCATTGGTTCTGGCTGATTGTTCATCAGTGCCATTGCTTGTTCTTCTGACATTACTTCTCCACCTTGGTTGTAACCACGAGCAGTATATCCTTGCTTGTCTGTAGGGTGTCCTATAAAACCCATTGGCATTACTGAAGTATCTACAGGAGCATTACCTACGCCATACATTTTTTGTGCTATTGGATCATCTGTATATGCCATTCTTAATGCTCCCATCTTTTTACCGTTATCTGGTATTATTTGAGGATATACAAAGTCTTGTTGCTTTTGTAACTGTCTTTTAGCTTCTTGCATGTTATAATACTGTTGATTAACAGAGCCATCAGGCATTGTCATAATAGGCATTGATTCTCTTTGTGCTTGTTTAACTTTGTTTCTTTCCATTCTAGCATTATAGACATCTCCTCCTGGCATTTGATATCTGTAATCCTCTGCACTCATCCCACCTTCAGCATGATACTGTGGACTCAACGGTCCAACCTTACCACCTTCAGAAAAAAGACTATCCATAATACCTAGCCCAAGTGCTTTATCAGCGAGCATTGCTGCACCGATATAAGGTACTGCTGTTCCTAGTGCTGCCATCCCAGCACCCGCTCCAGCTGCACCTGCTGCACCTGCTCCTGCTCCTGTACTAGCCAATGCACCTAATTCAGCTCCAGCCATTCCCATGGTTGCTGGGGTTGATGCTAGAGCAGCATTAGTAGCTGCTTGACCTGCCACTGCACCTGCACCCGCTGAACCCATAGGGTTAAACGCATTTTTAATTCCTTGCATGTAGGGTTTAGAGGCTTCCATAGCCATGTCTTTACCTTGACTCATAGCTTCATCTTTAGCCATGTCACCCATCTGTTCACCCATTCCTTTTTCTCGTTGGGCTAGGGGTGCGTGTTGAGCAACCGCTTGTTGTTTCGCTTGTAGTCTCATTAGCTCTTCTTCGCTTTTGCCACCTGGACTTGCTAACATCATTTCCATTATTTTCCACCGCCTCCGCTACTTTCAGTTTTACTTTGTTGAGGTGCACCACTAAGATATCCAAAATACCTTTGTGCACTTGTGTGAGGAGCATCTAATCTTTCTTGTTGATACTGCTGTAATGTAGATCCTACTTTACCTAAGTCACCTACTCCAGCTTCCATAGTCTGTTGACGTTGTCTAAGGTTTTCACTTGACTTATCTGCTAAAGCTGAGCTCATTGCTCTCTCAGATCTTGCAGAGCCTAATGAACCTCCTCTTGAAATAGCAGCATTGCCACTACCCATCATGTTTCTCATGTCTCTCTCATTAGCCGCTCGCATATCGTAAGCACCTGTTCCAGCCATCTTATTTCTAGCAACACCTTCTTGTGCTTTAAGAGATTCTTTTTGTTCAGGTGTCATTGCAGCTACAATAGCATCAGGACCTTTGGCTACATCAGATTCATATCTATCTGTCACATCTGAAAGAGCTCTCTCAAGGTAAGGCTTAAACTCAGGATCAATACCTGAAGTTGTTGTTTGTGTTTGGGGTGCACCACCACCGCCTTTCATGCATATGTTTCTATTTATATGATTAGCAAGAGCTTTAGGTAAACCTTCAGTATCCCTTCTCATATCGTATATACCTAAATTAGGTTCATAGTTCATTTTTATTCTCCTGTATATTGCCTCTTACAGAGACATGTACTTCTGCGTTATATCTTTTTTGTAAGAAGCGACCATAATCTATAGCTGCTTGTTCATTACGGACAGAGTCTGCTCGCCAACTCTTTCCACCATGCTCCTTTATATGCTTCATCATGTGATCAAATAAACGATACACAACAAATGCGTTGTTATAATCATGGTCAACTATGCAGTCTTTGACATCCATAACCCATTGATTATTATAGTAATTATTATAAGTTGAAGATGAAAGAAAACCCCTAAGCCTACCGTTATCATAGTCACCTATGACGAGGGCATGTGGGTCTCCTTCATTTTGTCTTTTGACTAAACCTAAAAAGAATGACATCCAAACTGCTTCATTTCTGTCGTAACCTTTATATTCATTTACCTTAGTAGATTTATTCATAAGAGAGATTGCTTCAAATACAGTATTGTCCTCTATAGGTTTTATCATCTAGCTATCCTTATTTTTAAATCAGCAAAGTCACTTGCAAGTCTTATATCTTCAAGTAACTTTAATTGTCTTTGTTCAAGTAGGTTAACCACTCTTACAAGCTCTAAAAGTGTAGCGTTAAGACTACTATTGTCAGTGATAGGAGGATTATTAATCATTATCTATCACCTCCTTTTCTAACCTTAAGCTGTAATCCAGAGATATTCCAAGCCTTATTATTACTAGCGACATATCCAGAAGCAGTACTTGCCAAAGCATCATCAACTCTATAGTTAATAAATCGACCCTGTATTCTAGTATCTACTTTATAAGCAGAACCTACAACAAAATCATTAACAACTAATTTATTTTTCTTAGCATTAGTCTGTGTATTATCTTCTGCCACTGTTAGGTAAGCATTTTCTCCAGAATAATTAGTACCTCTAGATCTCACTTGAAGTGTAGCCCTTTGAGGCTCACCTCCAACTGTCTCTATAGTTCCACCATCTGCCCACAGGGCGATTGTTTCAACTGTCTCTGTGTCAAAGTTAGGTGTTATAGACATTTGTGATCTCTCAAAGTAAGAGATATAATTAGTGCCACCAAAGTCATAACCGAGATCAGCTGCTCTCAATCTATTAAATAGAGTACCAGATATGTATCCACTCTCGGCAAAAACAGGGAATACTTTAGTTGGGTTAATGAGTCCACTAGCCCAGGGTCTAACAATACTAAATGTTGTATTTATATCTGTTCCACTAGTGCTTTGTGTTGGACTACCTGTTGCCACTGTATTTCCTTCAGCTACTGCGGTTAAGGCAGTTGTTGTAGGTGCTACACTCGATACCACAACTTGAGTTGCTGGACTAAAAGTAGTTACATAGTTAGCACTAGAACTAAATTGACTAGGACTAATCTGTATACTTGTAGGACTACTTGTACTATCAGGCACAACCAAAACATATTGATTACTATTAATAGCTGCAAGTGCTGCTTGCATCGCTGTAAGTGTATTAGCAACTGTACCATTAGGTTTAGCTAATTCTGTACCACTTTGAGTCTTATCAGGATCATAATATAGATTTAAGTAATCCGCAGCATTAGCTGCACCTGAATCACCATAGGGTAAATCATTAGCCCCTGCAGTAAAATCAGGATCTAATAACCTTCCTGGACCTTCGCCATAGTGTCTATCAAAGATAACAGTACTACCTGTGGTTGAGTTGAGTGTGATAGTGACACGAGTCATTTTACCGTATAGTCTATCTATTCCTTCAGTTGTACTTATATTACCACTGACTGAATTAGTGATTAGAGGAGATACTAAAGTACCTGTTCTTGTATCACCATTTACTATTGTATAGGCAAATGTACCAGTTATAGCACCTCTATTAGTTCCTGTAAATGTGAGTATTGCTCCAGACCTAGCCACTGTAAAGTAAGTTGTGTCTGACCAAGCTGCTTGGAGTGCTGTTGCTATTTCAGTAGCAGTTATACCCTCAACATTAGTTGGACTACTACCTGAATCAGGATTATATGCAGTTGTACTATCGAAATTAATAGTTATTGCATTACCAACAGGCGGAGTTAAGGTTATCCTATCTGTTGTGTTATAAGCTGAACGACCTGCTCTTGTCTGTGCACCTGTAAAAGTGACACCTGAAGGTGAACTCCCACTATAAAGACTAGCTATACTACCACTAAAGTTAGCACTGATAATCCCTATTGTAGCTGCTGTTGCAGTCACAACACTAGTTCCATCTGTAACTGTATTCCAGCCACTATTAGCATTAGCTAAGGTATTGTATTCAGCAGTCATTTGAGCACGAGTAAAAGTACCTTCTAATGTTTTTTGAGATGTAGTACCATCTGGAAATGTTACAGTAAGTACCTGTAGAGGTACACTTCTGTCAACACCTGCAGTTACTACACTAACTGTTGAACTTAAATTACCACCAAACTGTGTTTCTGAATAATCAGTTTCATCATAAATAGTTTTAAATGCTATTGTAAGTGCACTATGATCACCGCCTTCTGTTGATATAAACCTAACATCATTACTATTAGTGCCTATACTATAAATAGAATTAGCATCTCCATTAAAAACAGATAAAGCTGAGAGTTTAGCTACTGCATCATCTCTAATTGCTGATTGTGCTGATAATCCTTTTTCAAATGTTATTGTTTCATCAATAGCCGCTTGAACTCCAGCTACTGCAGGAGCAGTTATTGTCATACTAATCGCTGGACTAAGTGCTTCTGTAATACTATACACACCAGTTCCTGTTCTAATAGATGCTACTGCTATACTTGCAGGTGAACCTCCACCAACAGATATAGTACAAGTACTAAATGCTCTTGGTCCAAAAGCTACTGAAGTCATAGTTAATACATTTGTACTTGCAGTTGCTGTAAAGTCTGATAACGCATTATTAGCATTGATATAGTCTTTTATTGCTGCAACTAATATAGTCATAGTTATTGTTGCACCATCTGCTTGAGTTGTACCTATCACTACTTTTGCAGGAAGACTAACTGTTCCAATAGTACTATCACCACTAATAACAACACTAGCTCCACCATCTGCGTAGGTAGTTCCTTCTCTATCATATGAGAATGTAGTAGCTGAAGGGTGAGTCAGTGTACTTATAGCTGATACTATTGTTGGTCCAGTTGTACCCGTGAGTGCAAGGTTAACTACCTCTAGTGTATCTGTAGTGAATGTTGTGAAGTTAGATACTGTAACTGTTTTAATTGCTTTTGTACCCACTGTCTTTTTAGGAGTACTACCATTAATAGTGACTGCTTGTATTTCTCTCTTTCCTCTATTACTATAACCAGCATTACCAGAGTTACCTGTGAGGGCAACTGTAGCTAGTGGTATCCCACCACCTTTTATCGGTCCGACATCTCCAGCTGTAACACTATCGAGGTCTCTAATTGTCCAAGTCTGATCTCTGTAATTAAAAATAAGAGCTTCATCACATTCACCAGCTAGAGAGGCTAGTGTAGGATAACATATCCATATCTCATTCTCTCTATGGTTAAGAATAGTGAATAGCTGTTGTTCATATACAGGGTTTAGATTATTAAAAAAATAATCTCTGACTTTACCATCAGCTAACGATGCTATATCTCCTGGGTTTCCAGCAAATAAATAGATATCACTACCACCAATAACAAAATGTTTACCATCGTACTCTATCACACCACCTGTAGTAATTAATCCATACTCATCTGTAACAGGACCAAACGAAACAGGTGCTTGTGCATTTCCTGTGAGTGTCATTTGGTGAATAGAGTCTGTACTATATATGTACATTTTACCTAGCAAAGACTTCATGTCTTGAATAACATTTGTTTCTGAAAGAGTGAATTCATCTGCAGTACTAACACCCGCATTAAATGGGTCCCAATTATTTGGTACAGATCCTGGAACTGCTACATCAGATGTTCTAACTACTCCAGATAATCTTCTTACTATGTAATTACCATCTCTTTCCGTGAGATTACCAGCAATTAATATATTACCAAATGATTCAACAATACCTGCTGTAACTGTAACTGGATTTCTTGAAACTATGTTAACGGTTGCAGTGTTACCATCGGCTAATCCGCCAACATAAACTACAGTTGTGTTAGTCTCATTATCTGTGTATATTTGAAATTTACTTGCAGTGACTGTAGGTAGTGAAACATATGCTGGTAAAGCTCCTGGAACAAAGTTAGCAGTATTTACTGTACCTGTACCTGCAGGAGTTCCTGCTTCTGCGGCTCTAGCTGCACTTGCAACCGTTACTACTACACTATTAACGACAAAGTTTACTTTCTGACCTAGGTCAAATACTTCTTGTTCATTTGTATTCCAAGTATCATTTATAACAGGTTGATCAACATTATAGCTTTCCCATCCAGGAAGTTCAGCAAGAACAATATTAGCTATGTTTGTATTTCCAGCAGTATCTAGTATATAGTGTGGCTTATCTAATCCATTGTTTAGTATAAAAGTAAAACCACCTGTGAATAGAGTATGTTGCCATCCACTTGTTGTGTATGTAAATCCATTACCACTGTTTACTGTAGTTGGAGTTATATCTCTTTTTGTACCTAGGTGATCTTGTATGTATACCTTCTGACCAACAGTAACACTGTTTAATAAATAGTCTACTACAAATATATAGTAGCAACCTGTTGGTTGTAGATTAGGGTTTTCCCATACAGCAAAGTATCTCACTTTACCAAAAGCTTGACCACTACCTGTAAGATCACTTGTTATATTATTTAGTAGTAATTCGCCTTCTATTTTTCTAATTGCACCATCTTTAAACCTGACGTTTCTAGCATCAGTAAATACGTTAGGTGAAAGAGCAACAGGAGGAGTATCAAATACGACACCTTGTTTTGCTACTTCAGTTACAGAGATTACATTATCTTCTGCCATTTACTCCTCCATAATATTTTTTCTAAGCACATTCTCGCATGCCAGTTGTTGGGTCGATAAAGCAAGCTTCTGCCTTAATCTCTTCTTCCGCCACTTCCGTAGCTTCGCCAGATATCGCCTCTTCTTTTTCCACGGTTTCGTTAAAGATACCAAATCGTTTTCCGTTGATCCTGAACGTAGTGCAACCTTTCGCCCCACCTTTCCATGCATCAACATACACCTGTTTGAATTGATCATAGTCTACATCACCACTCACATTACATGTTTTTGAACAAGCACTGTCAATATAGTGTTGGGCTAATAATAATACTTTTAGATGATCATTAACACTAATACTATCTGCAGTACGACCTTCTACTCCGTGGTAGTAAGCATAATCTTTTACACTCTCTACTATCGGACCATCGAATGTTTGTATTGTCCTATCATAATAATGACTGAACACAGGTTCAATTCCACCACTAACATTATCAGCTATTATGCTTATAGTGCCTGTAGGTGCTATTGAAGTTAAGTGACTGTTCCTGATGCCATGCTCTCTAATTAAGCTTTGTACAGAAGCAGGTAATGATCTAACGTAATTAGACTTGAGGTAATCTTTCCTATATAGAGGGAAAGCTCCTTTTTCTTTTGCTAATAGAGCAGATGCCTTATAGCAGTTATCTCTTAGACATGCAAAGATTTTCTCTGCCCATGCCATAAATTCTTTTGAAGCGTATGGATATCCCATCATCTCACCTGCATTTGCCATGCCTGTAACACCAAGTCCCATACGTCTTTTATTCTTAGCCTCATCTTCCTGTGCCTTAAGAGGATATATAGTTCTATCAACAACATTATCCATAGCCTGAACGACTGGCTTTATATCTTTTTTAAATTGATCAAAATCAAAGGTATACTTAGCCTTAGACTTTACTAAATACTTAGTCAAGTTAAATGATCCTAATAGACAAGCACCATATGCTGGTAGAGGTTGTTCTCCACAAGGATTAGTTGCATATATCTCTTCACAGTACCATAGGTTATTCATCTCTGAAATACGATCAATAAATAAAACTCCAGGTTCTGCCCAATCCCAAGTAGAAGACATAACTTCATCCCACACAGCTTGTGCTGAAAGAGAACCTCTATTCTCTCCATTAAAGAATAAATCATAATCAGTACCATTCTCTAAGGCTTCCATAAAGGCATCTGTAATACCTACTGAGATATTGAACCCAGTTAGTTTATCGTTATTTCTTTTTGCTCTGACAAAGTCAAGTACATCTGGATGGTCTATTCTAAGGACACCCATCTGTGCTCCTCGTCTATGCCCTGAGCTAGCTATTGTTTGACAAACAGCATCAAAGACTTGCATGAATGAGATAGGTCCACTAGACTTACTGTCGAGAGACTTTATGTGGTCTCCTCTAGGTCTTAGCTTACTGAAGTCGTAACCAATACCACCTCCCTTTCTCATTGTCTCTGCAGCTTCACTTGCTCTCTGCATAATAGATTCCATACTATCTTCTATCTCTCCAGATACAAAACAATTATAGGCAGTAGTAATACGACTAGACCCTATGGCTGATTGTACTCTCCCTGCTGGAAGAAACCTCATCTCACCTAGAATATCCTCTAGTACATATCTATGTTCTTCCCCATCACTAAGTGCATTAGCTATTCTTTTTATCTTGGCATCAAAGGACTCATCCTTTTGCCTATACTTCATCTCATCTATTTCTTGTGCAATGGACATCTCTGGTCCAGTGTATTCTATATTTCTTATTAATCCATCCATCTGATATACCTCTATTGTTAATGACGGGCTTCCCCTTAAAGGGCGTGTTTATTGGTATTCACCAGTCTTAATCATATCAGTAATTTCTATAGCTCTGTCTCCAACTTGCCTAGCCCAAGCTGAATCTAACATGTGTTCTGCAGCTGCATCATAGTCACCTTCTTCTAGAGAGGTCATAGCATTCTTGAACTTTTGAGCAGTTCCTATACCCACATTAAACACAAAGTTTATAAGTGCTTCTTGTCTCACTTCATCTAAATTAGTATGCCAAGGTAAGTAGTTATCCATCATGTCTTTAGTTCTTATTATATCATTGAGTAAGAGAAAGTCTATCTCCTCTTCAGAGAGCCCTACGTCTTCTAAGTTTCTGCCTACACCTATTGTCCACTTATCTGAAGTGCATTTGTATAGTGTGTTTTTTACACCTTCATGTCTTCTAAGTATATCTATTAATTTGCTCATGCTTTCCTCGCTATAGTTATTTTCTTTTTTGCTTTAGGAGTGTTAGCAACATATTGCTTTCCCTTTTTAATGCCATCTCTTTTAGCTTTATTAGTAGATGCTAGCTCTGACTTAGTGAGCTTCTTTAAAGCTGCTTTTGGCATATATCTTTCACCAGTAGCCTTTGGACCTTGTATAGAGTTCTTACCACTTGCAGTTGTCCACTTTTGTTTTGTCCACTTAGTTAAACTCTTTTGTTCTTTAGTCTTTGCCATTATGATGTGTATCCTCCTCCTTTAGCTTTATATTCTTTAGCTACCATCTGCATTTTTCTTGCAGAGTTCTGTCCAGACTTTCCACCACTACTTCCAGCAAGTATTCTTTTATATATACTAGCTCTTAGACTAGGCTTAGTGTAATTACCTGAAGCATTAACTGTTGATTTCTTCTTTAGGGGTACTCTCTTTTTTCCATTCATAATCTAAATCCTCGTGACAATCACAGTTACATTCTTTATCACACTCATACGCTTTACAAGTATCACAAATCATTTTGTTAATCCCTTTTGTTTTTCATAGGTTCTAAGTGTACCTAGACCCAACATACCCATGAGTACAGTCATAAGACTACCCATATCAAATGTCGGTAGTTCTGGTATAATCACTCCAAGATAAGAGCATACAAAGATAGTGACAGGTGCTAGTACAAA